CATAGCGTTTGCTAATGACGATCAATGGAGAAATGTAGAAGCAGAAGATATATCTAAACCAATGATACCGATATTACAAAAGGCTAAACAACATACGATAGCAAACTTAACATCAACAAGCATTAGTGCTACTATCAGTCCGTTAGAATATAACGCTGATAAAGAAAAGGTAACACCTGAAATGCAAAGTGAAATAGACACAACCGATATGGCAAATGCTGAAATAAGAAACCTATTAGATAAAGTTAAATACGAGTTTAAGATTAGAGCAGGATTAGGCGACGCATTTGATATGGGTGATTTTTGTTTGCATAATTATTGGGATAGAAAGGCTAAACCATTCAAAGGCAAATACAAAGCAACATTAGGAGACATAGAAACAGAGTTAGTAGATGGACCGAATATAATGTTTGGTAATGCTAACAATCCAGATCCACAAATACAACCGTATATTATAGTTATTGGTAGAGATATAGCGATGACTTTACAAGATGAAGCAAAAGAATATAAAATGAAGAACGATTATCTAGTAGAAGAAGATGAAGAATGGTTATACCAAGCAGGAGATAACGGTAAGATAGAAGTAGAAACCGACAAGTATGGTAAAGCATTGTACATCATTATTTATAAGAAAGATAAGAAGACAGGGGAAATACTTGCTACTAAGTGTGTTAAGAACGCATATATCTATAAGAATGAAAAGACAGGACTACATAGATACCCGATAGCTTGGTTCAACTATAAGAAACAAAAGAATCAATATCACGGTAGAGCAGGAGCAACTGGACTTATACCTAACCAAATAGCAGTTAATAAACTATTGGCAATGGTTGTATATTCAGTAATGAAGACGGCATTTCCAACGTTAGTATATGACGCAGGTAAGATGTCAGCACCAACGAATGAAGTAGGCAAAGCAATAGGTCTTAAGAATATGAAGCAAGGAGAAAGTGTTAAACAAGTAGCAGACTATTTAAATGTAGGACAAGTATCTAATCAAGTTATAACAATCATAGAATTGATTATGAATTATACAAAAGATATGTTAGGTATCAATGATGCAGCAGTAGGAAATGTAACGCCTGATAATACAAGTGCTATTGCATTGGCTGAAAAACTTACAAGTGTTCCATTAGAGAACATAAGAAGTAACTTATATGAAGTTACAGAACAGTTTGTAGATAACTTACTTGATATGATAGGAACTAAATATGGAACTAGACCAGTTGTAGTACACGACGGAGATAATACACAAATCGTACCATATAACTTTAGTCTAATTAAAGAAATGAATTACAATAAACGTATAGATGTAGGAGCAATAGGTTATGCTAGTGAACTTACAAGCATTAAAGAACTAAGAGGTTTATTAGACTTAGGTGCTATATCAGTTGTAGACTACTTAGAACGTATGCCAGAGAATAGCATTCCACAAGTTAAAGAATTGATAGAAGAGATCAAATCTAGAACTGGTGTGTTATCAGCTCAAGAACAAGTAGCACAAGACGACAAGTTTGAACAAATGATGGCATTTATAGAAACGTTACCACCAGAAATACAAGAACAGTTAAAAGCATTGCCTGACGAAGAGTTAGAAGCTCAAGTTGCACAAATGATGGAACAAGGCGGAAATACGCAAGGAGAACAAACAGAACTAAACACTTTGATAGGAGGTTAATAAATGAACAAGGATACTAAATACATTTACGATTATCTAAAAAAATTAACTTCTATGTTAAAGAGTACAGAAAAAGATGTTAAAGATTTAGGCAAAACAAAAGAAGATGTAATTGAATTAAAGGCTATTATTAAAGAAACAAAAGAAACTATTAAAGATTTAAAACAATTAGACTTATCAAAAGAGATTGCAAATGTATCAAGTACATTAATAGATAAACTTGCTAAATATCATATCAAAGGTGATTATTGGTATTTTGGAGATAAGAAACTTATAAGAGCAACAGGATATAGCGTTACAGGGTCAAAAGGAGAACCAGGTAAGGACGGAAAGCATGGACTTAATGGAATGCCAGGGAAAGATGGTAAGAACGCTAAGAACGGCTTAAATGGACTTAAAGGTAAAGATGGTAAAGACGGTAAGAATGGTAAAGATGGTATAGATGGAACTGATGGCAACGTTGAAGATATTGCTATTGGTAAAGTTAGAACTATTCAACCAGGAGACGACGCAAGTGTAGAAGTAAGAAAGACTAAAGATAAAACAATGTTAGACTTCAATATTCCTCGTGGAGTAAGTGGTGGAAATGGTAGACCAGGAACACAAGGTGAAGATGGAGAAGGCGTAGCAGTTGGAGGAACAACAGGACAAGTATTATCTAAAAAATCAACTACTAATTACGATACAGAATGGACAGACGTAGCTGGTACAGGAGATATGACAAAAGCTGTTTATGATCCAGACGGAATAAACGATGACGCATTTGATATGGATAATATGGTTGAAGGAACGCTAACTAAAATATTAACAGCAGATGAAAGAACTATATTAAGTAATACCACTAATACTAATAGTGGCGATAATGCAACAAACACTTTGTATAGTGGTTTAGAAGCAAGTAAACAAGATACTTTAGTAAGTGGCACAAATATCAAAACAATAAACTCTACTACTATATTAGGTAGTGGAAATATAGATACACCAGATACAACTTATGTATCAAGTGATTTTACTCATAATGATTTATCAGGAATAAATGCAGGAACTGATAATGAACATATAACGGAAACACAAGAAACAAACTTTGAAGCAGCATATACACATATAGGTGAAAGTGGTGCTAGTCATACATATATAGACCAAAGTGTTATAAGTGGCTCTAGTCCAACATTTGATGGTAATAACTTTACAGGTATAGACGCAGATGATGTTGCGGTAGACGTCACAAATTTTGACGGAATATTAAGTGCGACTGATGTAGATGTACAAACTGCGTTAGAAACAATAGATGATATAGATAGCGACGATGTTTCAGAAGGAACAACTAATTTGTATAACCAAACACATACAGGAGATGTAACTGGCAGTGAAGCCCTTACAATAGGAGCGGCAAAAGTAACTGAAGCAATGCAAATATTAGCAGATAATACTACTAATGATGTTTCAATAACTAAACACGGTTATGTACCTAAAGCAGCAAATACAGGACAATTTTTAAAAGATGATGGAACTTGGGCTACACCTGCTGGAAGCGGAAACGTTTCTACAAGTGGAACTCCAGTTGCAAATGATATACCAAGATTTGTTAATGGAACAGACATAGAAGGACTAACTTATGCAGAATTAAAAGATGCCCTTAACTTAGAAATAGGTTCAGACGTTCAAGCGTACGCAGCAAACTTGTCAGAGTGGTCAGGAGTTAATCCTAGCACTAACGGCAAGAGTTTAGTATCAGCAGTAGATTATGCAGCAATGAGAACATTACTTAATATAGCAGATGGATCAACAGCAAATAGTGCTGATGCTACATTACTTGCTAGAGCAAACCATACTGGTACACAAGTAGCAAGTACAATAAGTGACTTTGATACTGAAGTTGCTAATAACACAGCAGTTGCATTAAATACAGATAAGTTAACCAATGTATCAACAAATTTATCAGAAGGAACTTCTACTACTACAACCGTAGATGTTAATTCAAGCGACGGAACTAACGCTACTTTAGTATCTGCAAGTACATCAAGAGCAGGACTATTAACCAAAGCGAAGTTTGATGAAATAGTCGCTAATACTTTAGCTAAACACGACGCAGTTACAGTTACAGATACTGATGAGATAGATTTAACATTAACAGGTCAAGAAATAAAAGCAGATATCAAATCAGCAAGTATAGATGAAACTAAACTAGATACAAGCGTTAATGCTAGTCTTGATTTAGCAGATAGTTCAACACAACCAGGAGATTTAGGAACAGCAGCAGCAGAAGATGTAGGGTACTTTGCTACAGCAGCTCAAGGTTCAACAGCAGATAGTGCTATGCAAGATTTAACTGATGATACAACACCACAATTATCAGCAGATTTAGATTTAGCAGGTTTTGCTTTAACTGATAGCACAAATAACACAATAGATATAAAAGAAAGAACATTTGTATTAAATAGTGACGATACTTATCCATTATCAATAACATCTAACGATGGTGCTGGTGGCGGAGGAACTGTAAGTCAAGCAGCAGGTGCTTTAGACTTTACAAATAATGTAACATTAAGTGGAACAGTATTAAATATTGGAGATGCAGATGATGCTGACTTAACTAAATTAAGCGATATATCATCAACTGCTACTGAAATAGATACAACAGTAGATGATAACGTACACCAAGAAGCGTTAAATAATGCATTGAAGTTTGATGGAGCATCAAGTAAAGCAATAAGTGGAAGTTTTACAAGTTTAAATGTCGGAACTATATATTTTGAAGTATTAACTGGTAACATGAATGAAACAAGTTCATTTATAGCTTCCTTTAGTGCTACTAACGATTATGTAATTTATAAAAGTGGTTCAACTGGCGAAAAATGGAGAATTACAACAAATTCAAATACTTATGGTTCTGAAACTGTACTTCCAAATACAAGATATAAGATTGTCTTTAGATGGAATGGAACTACTTATGATATATTTATAAACGGTTCAAAAGATACGTTAGCTGTTAGTGATGCCACAACTCAATTAGCATTAACGAAATTAGCTCTTAGTTATTGGGAAAGTTCTAGTAATAGTTGGACGGAACAAAATATATTTGAATTTAGAGCAGATAGTTCAGCGATAACAGAAGTAAACGCATTACTATTAACTGCTGGAACAATAACACCAGAAAGCGTGTTACCTGCAGCGTCTACTGAATTAGTTTATACAAACTTTGATAGTATAACAACAGTAACTAATAGCGGTACAACAGCAAGTGCGAACTTAACTGGAACTGATTTAACATTAGCAGAAGATATAACTAATTTTGGTTTACTTGCAGAAAATGGACAATTATTAGAAGATAAATATGGATTAGGTGGTGCTGGTGCATTAGTTAATTTAACTGCTAATGAAACTACTACTGCATCTACTGATTTATCAATTCCGTGGGATACAGCAACATATGATACTGATAGTTTTTGGAGTTCAGGAGCAGCTACCAGATTAACAATACCAGCAAAATATAATGGGGCAACAGTTTTAGTACAAGCTGGAGTTAGATGGGATAGCGATGCCACTGGGGGTAGGTTTGCATCTATATTTTTAAACGGTTCAATAGAAACAGCAGTTGATGTTGTTACAGCTGGAAGTAGATATGAAAGAGGATATGCAAATCTAGGTAAAACGTTTCACGATGTATCCACTGGAGATTATTTTGTAGTAACAGTAAATCAAAGTAGTGGTGGCGATTTAGATGTCACAACAGATACCAGAACATTTTTCCAAATAACTGTTATAAAATAGGGTGATATAATGCAAAAGATAGAAATAACATTAAAGGAATATAAGCAGTTGAGAGATTTCGTAGAAAAATATTATATATTATCTAGCGAGTATAATCTCTTGGCTAATGCTTATAATCAAATAGTTAAAGTAGAAGAACCAAAGCAAAAAAGCATAGGATTTAGAACGGAGGACAACTAGATGGACAACGTAATGATCAATGTAATTATTTATATAATTACTATTGCAATCGGATGCTTGACTAACGCAGCAATAAGACAAAGGAAGAAAAACAATGCTACGCAATTAGGTGTGAAAGCACTATTAAGAAATGGACTAATTAGTGTTTATGAAAAATATAGTGATAAAGGGCTCTTCCCTTTATATGCTAGGACCAACTTTGAGGAAATGTTCAAGGAATATACAAACCTTAATGGTAATGGAGTAGTAAAAGACTTACAACATAAGTTATACAAATTACCAATAAAGGAAAAGGAGGTTAAATGATGGACTGGAAAGCAAGATTAAGAAATAAAACTTTTATAGTAAGTGTAGTTGCGTTCGTATTTATGATATTGAAATCAATATTTGATATTACACCAACGCCAGAACTTAATATGATTATTGATAGTGCGTTAGCGATATTGATCGGACTAGGAGTAATCATAAATCCCGTTACAAAAGGAGTAGTAGACTAATATGTTTAAATGGTTTGCAAAGTTATTTGTTAAAAATAAAACAACTGAAGAAACAAACTTACATATAGAAGAATTAGAGAACGAACTACTAAAAAAGACTAATTTAATTGAAGCGTTAGAACAATGCAAGGTTATGTTAGAGGATAAGGTAGAAATCAGAGATGAGAGTATAAGGGAATTTAAAGCCCATATAAACGAATTGATACCAACTGGAACAATTGCCCTTGAATTGATTAAAGATGGTGTGAGTGAGTTTAAATGGGTGTCTAAAGAGTTATCTGTGGTTAAATCTTTCAAAATAAAAGAATTGATGCAAGATGATGGCACGGAATATTTAAAACTTAACATGATCATATTAAATGCTATCCAAACTATCAGGGATTATTTCGGTAAACCTATAACGGTAACAAGTGGATATAGGAGTGAAGCATATAATAAAGCAGTTAGAGGAAGTTCTAAAAGCCAACATATATTAGGAAACGCTATTGACTTCAAAGTTAAGGACGTATCCCCTACTGTTGTTAATGATTTCATTAAAGATAACTGGCAACAACTTGGAGTGACTGGATTAGAAGTTGGTAAGAGTTGGACGCATATAGATTGTAGAAATAGTAATACATTAGTAGTGTTTAAATGAAACCACTAAAAGATTATATACAACTATATAAAATGTATAGAAAGAAACGTGTAACTGGTAGATATACCATATACGCCTCATTAAGATATACAATAGATCGTATCAAAAGAGACTTGAAATATTAAGTCTTTTTTTTATTTGTGTAAACTTTATTCAATTAGGGGTTGACAAGTGTGATGTTTAATGTTATAGTTTAATTACAAAGGAGGCAATATGAAATTTTTAAAACAGTTAAAGGCACGTAGAAAGGCACTAAAATTAACTCAACAAGATATAGCGGATTTACTTCACATTTGTAGAGAACAATATAACAGATTAGAAAACGGCAAAAGCAATATTACATTAGATCAATACGAAACAGCAATGACTTACTTGACAATTACCGAATATATAAGGGAGATAGATAAAAATGAACAATAAACAATTAGATAATGTTAAAAATGCTTTAAGAACATTAGCAAAGTTATCGTGTACTGAATTAGCATGTGTGAGAATATTATTTGATAAGTTAATTATAGAAGGACAAATAGAATGTATCACGACAGCGAATTTAAATAAAATAGAAAAGGAGATATTAAAATGAAAAATAAATTATTATTTGTATTAACGGTTATATTTGTATGGTTGATTGTAGGGTTTGTATTGTCAGTAGATTTTTGTTTAGTTTGGTTATCAATATTGGTAGCAATTATTATATTGTTAATAGGATTAAGATTTGATTACTTTTTTGGAGATGATGAATAATGACTGATAACCAATTAGAAATAATGAAAGGAAATGAGTTTACTATGATTGATGATAATACATTATATACAATAGATAATGCAGATCAAGTTTGGTTAAACGAAAGCGACGCATTAGACTATCTAAACGATTTACTAGATAATGAACCTATGGAACATAAAGAATGGTATAGAACAGAGTATGAAGAACATTTAGACAATCATAAACATTCTTGGATATGGGGACATGAATTAAGAAAGTTAATGATGACTACAAAAAACGTGGAGGTGAAGACAAATGTTTAAATTTATTTCAAAGAACTTTTTAATCAGAGTATTGAATATGACTTTAGTATTGATTTTAACTTATGAATTATTGATAAGACTTAATTTTGAAACTATTGGCGAATATGGAATGTTTATTATAACTTTAATTACTTCAACTGTTGTAATGACGTTGAACGTACAAAACTTAAAAATAAAATAAGGGAGATAATATGAAAATTGTAATAACGATATTTATTACTTTCGTTTTAATAATGTTTATAGCATTGACAATCCGTGTAGGTGGAAAACAATTTAGCCTAGACGTTAAGCAAATAGAAAGCGATATAGAGGTTATAGAACAAGATGACAACATAACACTAGAAGAAGATAAAGAAGTGGTAGAGGTTGTTAAATTAACTAGAGATGACTTGTTTAGACTTGCTAGTGAAAAATACAATGTAGAATATGAATTATTGATGGCAATTAGTATTCACGAAACAGGACATTTTACTTCTAGTGCTTTCAAAAACAAGAATAATGTTGGTGGTAATATGACAAGTAAAGGTCTGCGTAGCTTTAAAACATTAGAAGAAGGTATAATGTTCTTTGCTCGTAATTTGAGAGTTGGTTATTTAGATAAAGGATTAACTACTATAAGCCAAATACAAAAGAAATATTGTCCTATCGGTGCTGATAACGATCCAAACGGATTAAATCATCATTGGTATAAAGGAGTTACGAAACAATATAATAAATTAAAGGAGATAAATAAATGATTTTAATATTAGGCTTAATTGCATTCGTATCACTAAACGTATTATATTATATGTTGAACTGGAAAAAAGGAGGTAAGTAAATGAAAGCAAAAGAAATGTTTGAAGAGTTGGGATATAGATTAACAACTAATCAAACACCTATACAACGCAAGTTTTATAAAAAGGTTAAACAAGGTAAATATTTAGGAGAACATATTATTTTTGAAGAATTTGAAAATAACGATTATTGTATTATAACTTATGCTATTAGGAATGGTAGATGTGAACATTTAGAAATATATAAAGTGCTAAATGAAGCAATACAAAAACAAATAGAAGAATTAGGGTGGAATGAACGAAAGCAGTAGGTTATAAATACAGCAAGATTATTATAAACGATAAATGGTTTATTAAAAATGTATGGCACGAGAGTGTAATTGAAAGAACTAAAAAGATTGAAGATGCTATGATAATAGATAATACTTTCATACAACAATGTGTAGAAGAAGATGGTTGGAGAAAAGTAGGAAGGGTTAAGTGTTTAATATAATGTTAAAAATTAAAGATAGTGTAGATTTGAAAGAGTTGGAAAAGTTTGGGTTTGAAATAAGTCACGTTGCAGTATATCCAACAAAATTAGTTAAAGTAGTTGATTTAGAAAAAAAACTAATTATAACAATATGTAATGAAGAACCTAATTATAATATGTGGAGTGGAAGAGATGTAAATGATAGCAGGATTTTAAAATTGTGGGAATGCAAAGTTATAAACGAAAATTCTGTTGATATGATAGTATTAGAACCTGATGTTAAAGAACATCTTTATTATGAAACAATTAAAACAAATAACAAAATAATTAAAAAATATGTAAAAGACCTAATAAAAGCTGATTTAGTAGAAAAAGTTGAGGAGGTAAATAATGACTAAAGAAGAAGTTGTTAAAAAAACAATTGCAACTATAGATAATAAAAAAGTAGAAGAACAAATTATTAAAATAGTTAAGGAAGCCACTAAATTATATGAATTAGTATTTAGAGATGGTATGGAAGTTGGAAAAAAAATAATAAATGAATTAGAAAAGGAGGAAAAATGAAACTATATAAAGATATGTATGATGTTAGATTTTTCGTTTTTGATTATGAGTATGATGAATTAACTGAAAGAATAGTAGATGTAGAACATACACATAATAAGTCAGTAGCTAAAGAATTAGACAACGCAAAACATATTCAATTATTAAGAGATTTAGAATATCAACCATATGTTAAACAATACATAAAAGAATATTAAAAATAGTGTTGACAATGGATCTAATTAGTAGTAAAATAAATTTAGATAGAAGAGTAGGGTAGACACATGATAGCAGATATATACATAGCGACTAACACTTTGTCTACCCGATAATTTAAGTTAGTCGTTATATATATGTTTGTTATCTTTTTATATTAAAGGAAGTGATATTGTGTGAACGGTTGGATAAAACTGCATAAGTCAATATTGGACTGGGAGTGGCATGACCACCCTAATGTAATATCGTTATTTATACACTGTCTTTTTAATGCTAATTATGAAGACAAAAAATGGCATGGTATTTTAATTAAAAAAGGTTCGTTTATAACTGGTAGAAAAAAACTGGCAAAGGCAACTGGATTATCAGAACAACAAATAAGGACAACATTACAGAAACTTGTAAATACCAAAAACATAACCATCACTTCAACCAACAAATATTCAGTTATAACCATAGTAAATTGGGGAAAATATCAAGGTGTAGAAAATAAAATAACCAACAAATCCCCAACAAATAACCAACAAATAACCACTACTAAGAATATAAAGAATATAAAGAATAGTAATAAGACATATGGCGAATATAAAAATGTGTTATTAACTGATAAACAATTTGATAAGTTAAAAGATGATTTTCCCGACTATCCAACTATGATTAAAAATCTAGATGAGTATATTGAAACTCACGGTAAAAAATATAAAAATCATAACTTGGTTATGAGAAATTGGAAAAACAAAGATAAAAGCAAAACGAATGATATTAACACGCCTATTTGGTTTGATAATAAAATTACAAAAGAAGAAGCAACTAAAGAAGACAAGGCAAAACTAAATAAACTATTAGAGGGTTTTAAATAATATGATAAAAAGGAGAAAAAAAATGAGTTATTACAAACAACAAAGGTCAATAGATAAAGTTATAGATGTGTTATACGAAGAATATAAGACTTATAAAACTAGCAAAGAAAAAAGAGCTATGAAAGATTGGTTGTATAATTTAAATTTAGGTACAAAGCAAAAAGACTTTTATTGGAGGATAATAGTAGGTGGTCATGATGAATAATAAAATGGAAGGAGGAAATACAATGGATAAATTAAAAACTGTAAAAATCAAGGATAAAGATTATGTAATGGTAAATGAAAGAATAAAGTATTTTAGAGAAAATAACGATGGATCTATATTAACTGAATTAGTTAGCAACGTAGATGGTGCTTGTGTATTTAAAGCTAGTATTATTATTGACGGACAAATTAAAGCAACTGGTTACGCAAGAGAAAAAGATGGAGATGGATTTATAAATAAAACATCATACATTGAAAATTGTGAAACAAGTGCTATTGGACGTGCTTTAGGAAACTTTGGTATTGGAATTGATACCAGTGTGGCTAGTTATGAAGAAGTGGCTAATGCAGTTAAACAACAAAATGTACCAACTAAAACACCAAAAATTACAACTGTACAAATTAAAAAGATAAAAGAATTAGTAGATGATGTTCCTGCTATGTTAACGTATTATAAAATTGTTAAAATAGAAGATATGACAGGAGTGCAAGCTGATGAAGTTATTAACAGAAAAAATAGTTAACACAGATACATTTGCAGGTAGAGTTGATATTATAACTGGTATAGACGACTTTGAAAGTCCAGTTGAATACAATGATGAGTGGCATACATATAAATTAAATGGTAAATTCTTACCAAGTGTCACTCAAATACTAGATGACGGAAGTTTTGATCATATTAAAGACGAACCATTTTTTATATATGCTTGTAATAAAGGGACAATGGTACACGATGAAATAGAACAATGGCTACTAACTAAAAATAAAGGCTTTACAGCAGAGTTGTATGAGTTCATAAGGTTATTCAATGATAACCAAGATTTGTTTAATAGTAAGGCTGTATTTGATGTTAAGACTAGTACAATATTAAACAAAAAGAAAACTAAAGAACAATTACAAATGTATTGTGAAGGCATAGAATATTTAACTGGAACTAAAATAACAGATATGTTCGCTATACATTTGCCGGCATCAAAGCCAGGAAGGATTGTGAAATTATAATGGAAAAGAAAGACGACAGCATAGGTACATTGTGGGAAAACACAAGCAAGGCAGGTCTTGTATATTATAAAGGAAATGTTAACGGAGAAAAGATAGTAATGTTTAGCAATAAATACAAAGAAAATGATACACAACCCACCTTTAGGATTTGTAAAGATAAAGAACAAACAAGCGTAATTACACCAGAAGAAGTAGGTAAAGCAAGAAAGACTGAATTAGAAACAGTTAATGAAGAAGCTAATGAGATTTTGGCATCCGATCTCCCATTCTGAAAGGAGTGATTAAATGACTATACAAGAGATAGTACAACAACTATTAAGTCTAGACATGACCAAACAATACGATTACACAATTAAAGAGTATAAGAACAAACGTTCGTTAAATGCCAATTCTTACGCTTGGTGTCTGATAACTAAAATAGGCAACGCTTTATCATTGTCAAAAGATGAAGTATATAAACAAATGCTCCGTGATTATGGACAGCCTAAAACCGATAGTGAAGATAATCCTATATTGGTATCAGTTAAATCACATATAAACTTATTAAAACAAGAAGATATGTATTGTAAGTTTGTAGGCAACGGACAAATAGGTGAAGAAGTGTTTAACCACTATATGTTGTTGCGTGGATCAAGCGAGTTTGATACAAAGGAAATGTCGATATTTATAGATGGAGTGGTACAAGAAGCACAAGCGTTAGAGATTGAAACGCTTACTCCGAATATGCTAATGGAAATGAAAGGAAGTTGGGATGAATAAGGTAGATACTACAATAGGAATACTTAAAAGTTCATATGTATCAACTAGATTACAAATACAATTACAAGAATTATTAGATAAAATCAATTATTCTAATAGTGGTTATAACGCACAGTTATTGATAGTTGATTTAATTGAAATGTTAATAGACAATGAGAAGCTTGAAATTGATTGTGATATGTAATGCCTAAACAATCTAAAGCACGTAAAGAACGCTCACTAGCATTAAAGATAACTAACGACACATACAACACAGTATACGACAGGGATCAAGGTTGTGCCTTATGTCAAACTATTGGTATCCATAAAGACTTTACTAAAAATCCAATACTAGAATGCCACCATTTTGTACCGAGAAGTCGTAGTGGTATGGGAATAGAAGAAAACTTAGTTATGCTGTGTTTCAACCACCATAAAGAATGTAATAAATATACAGATGAAATAGAGAAATATTTTAAGAGTAAATATGACGACTGGGATAAGGAGATGTTAGTATGGACAAGGTTTTAAAAGATAATATAAATCCAGAACATTATAAACAAGGAAAGATAGAAACAATAGAATGGATACGACTTGGCTTAACTGATGAAGAGTTTGAAGGTTATTTAAAAGGAAATATTTATAAGTATAATCAAAGGTATAAAAATAAGAATGGAATAGAAGATTTAAATAAAGCAAAATGGTATGAAAATTATTTAATAAAAATAATTAAGGAAGGAGATAAAAATGAGAAACGATAAATATGAAATGATTAAAGAAGGTAGTATGTATAGAATTAAAGCACTAAAAGACTTTAGTTGTATTGAAAAAGGAGAATTAGGCGGCTTAATTGAAAAAGAAAGTAATTTAAGTGTATCTGGAAATGCTTGGGTATATGAAAATGCTAGGGTATCTGGAAATGCTAGGGTATCTGGAAATGCTAGTGTATCTGGAAATGCTTGGGTATCTGGAAATGCTTGGGTATATGGAAATGCTTGGGTATGTGGAGATGTTAGGGTATCTGGAAATGCTAGTGTATATGGAAATGCTAGGGTATCTGGAAATGCTAGGGTATCTGGAGATGCTAGGGTATCTGGAAATGCTTGGGTATGTGGAGAAATAAAATTAGAGTTTGGTTGGTGTTTTGGAAGAAGAAGAGAAAATTG